GGAAATCTTCTTACAAAATTTTTTGTAAATTCAGCATCTGGTTGTGTTGTAGGGTCGTTTGGATCACAACATACTGATAATTTACAGCCTTTTGAGTTAGATACACGATATAATGCGGTTTTCATTGCATCTTTATCTTCTTTACTATAATTACGATTTGTGTTTGGATTAATACCACTAATATCATTCATATAAAAAGGTGTAATACAATTACAATTTTGATTATCATCTTTTATTGATGCTAATTTTAAATAACTATCCATTTTTTATTATAAAATATTTTTAATTAGTTATTTTTTAATATTTTATTATTTAATAATTATACACAAATTAATTATTAAAGTATTACTATTATATATTAATAAATATATTTATTAAATAAATACAATAAAAAATTTAAAATTTTTAAAAATAATTAAATAATAATAATAATAAATAAATATTTAAAATAAATATTTAAAATAAAAAATAATATAAATTAATTATATTTTAGTTTCACCTAAAGATGGTTTATTTTTATTATTAGTATTATTAGTAGATATATCTATAAGATTAGGTGGTGGTATTGGATAATTTATTTGTCCTCGCGCTTGTCCTGGTTCTTGTCCTGGTGCTTGCCATGGTGCTTGTCCTCGACCTTGTCCTTGTCCTTGTCCTTGTCCTGGTGCTTGCCATGGTGCTTGTCCTCGACCTTGTCCTTGTCCTTGTCCTTGTCCTTGTCCTGGTGCTTGCCCTTGTCCTGGTGCTTGCCCTTGTCCTTGTCCTTGTATGTATCTAGTATTTTTTACACATTTTAAAATATGTGGATTATACCAACATTCAGGAACTATATCGCATTCTTGTTTTTCTAAAGTAGCACATTTTTTTGCTATTTGATTTTCTTGTATAGCTGGATATAGTAATTCTTTTGCTTTTGCTTCCGCAGTTGCTTTTTCATTTGCTATTTTTTTTGCATTTCTATCTTTTTCGGACCTTGTTTTTTGAAAACTAAATCTTGGAATTTGTTTATTTACTTTAAATACACTTTTTAAAGTATTGGGAATATTTCTTAATCTTTTATTATTAGAAGAGTCAAATAAATTAATTTTAATTTCTTCATATGGTTTTTCATTAGTTTCTTCTTTTATAATGTTATTTTGTTTTTCTTTATTATTTTTCACTGTTCTTTTATGAGTTATTGGTGATGGTATTTTTCTACTTCTATTACTTTTAATACTTTCACTTTTTTTTGAAAAAGTAGATTTAGAATTACTATTAAATAAAATAATATTATTTTCTATTTTCAAACTTTTTTTGGTTGTATGAATGACATCTTGTTGCATTTTTTTAACATCATTTTTATCTAATATATAATCTTCATGGTTTATTTTCTTTTTATATTTTTTATTATCTATTGTAATAATATTTAATACTGCTGATGTTTTAGTAATATCAGTAATTGTCATATAGGTTATAAAATTAGTATGTCTAGGTTCAATATATTTATTTAATAAATAATAAAGTTGTCTTTCTAAATGTTCAGTACGAAATGTAGATGAACTAACATCTCCTTCAATTTTATAATTTCTAAATAATATAGGACTTGATTTATCTATTTTACCTGAATGAATATTTTCTTTTATTATAATTTTTTCAAATAATGTTACCATACCATTAAAATTAACGCGATCATCTATTTGTTCTAAATTTTCTAAATGATCTTTGAATGATTTGGCATATTCACTTGTTGCTTTACTCATTTCTTCATAATTACGAATTAATTTAGCTTCACTTTTTTTTGTATATTTAACAATATCATCTAAACTATATTTATTTTTATCTTTTCTATTTTTAAAACTAAAAAAACCTGCTTTCATTTTTAATATTGATATTCTATTAGGCTTATCCTTAAATAAACGTGTGTGTTTATTAAATGATAAATATAAAAGAGCTTTTTAAAGCCTTGAACTTATTTGACGGTTATTATATTTAAAGTAGATATTTATTTTTAATTATTTAATTAAATTAAATAATTAATTTCAAACTATATAATGGGCTTATCCTCTAAAAAAAAACTACACTTATTTATTAGAGGATAAGCCCATTATAATAAAATAAATTAAAATAAATTAAAATAAATAAAATAAATAAATAAAACAATTATAAATAAATTATAATAAATAAAAAAATAATTCAAGTTTAATTATCTTTAGTTTCTTTTTCAATCTCATTTTGTTTTTCTTTAGCAACTTTAACTTGTTCTTCAATTGTTTTACGCATTGCTTCTTTTTCTTCATCACTAATAGGTTTTTTAGTTTGGTCTTTTTGTTTTGCTAAAGTTTGTGCATCTTTATTCATTGTATCAACTTCACCAATTATTGAACTTAAACAGCCTTTATAATCAATAATACCAGTATGATTTAAATTAGTTCCTAAATCAACCCATAATTCGCCTCCAAGTTCAATCCATCTTTTACAAAACAAATAATCTTCACTTAAATATACACGGCTTACTGGATCAATACAACAATCAAACAACGCATAAAAATAATCATTCGTATTAGTTTGACCGTATCCAGCAACATTATTCATAAATTTAGTTTCAGGATATTTTTTCATCATTTTAGTAATTACACTTTTATTAATCAACATAAAACCTGTTCCAATATCTTTTACTTGAACCATACCATTATTTAATTTAATAACCACATTTTCACCTTCTTGATGATAAATTGGATTAAATACATAATCAAGAGATTTAGCCATTAATTCATCTTCATGCATTTTTGGATTTTTCACAGATTGATGCTTAATTTTATCCCAATTAAACGCTTTTTTAGGATAACACCCACCAGATAATTCTTTACCACTTATAAGCAATTTAACAATATGTATCCAACTAAATGTAATATCAGCATCAATAAACATAAGATGAGTTGATATTGGGTCGCTCATAAACTTTGCCACAATACCATTACGAGCACGCTGAATTAAACTCTCATTACCAATTGTAAGCACTTCATAATGTAAATTGAGTTTTGTAAAATTCGCTGCTAATTCAATCATACTTTGAAAATAACCATTGTGTATCATACCACCAAAACAAGGTGTGCCAATGATAATTTTAACTTTGTTTTTCTTTAAATACTCCATTGTAGCCATACAAATGACTTCTAATTGTTTAGGATCCATTCCTGAGTTAATTATATTATTATTATTATTAAATAAACAAATATTTTATCTTTAAATTAACTATATACTTAACTTTTAAATTAAAAATATTTAAAAAATAAATGATTCTTAAGAATCAAATAAAAACTATTTTTATAGTGATGTGGATTTTAGAGAATAGGAGAAAGTTGTTTTATTATATAAGTTAAAACATAATAAGGGGGCATATTATTGTGGGGTAGACCACCACCAGTATTATTGGTAGTCACTAATTTTGAATCTTTTTCACTACCATATGTGCCGCCGCTATTAGCATACACTGTAAACCAGTTAGTACCAAAACCCATACCAGTAAAATTATGATTATGGCTTGGCATTTGTGCTTCCGTTAAAGTAACATTTGCTTCACCAGCAGAATGATATAGTACTCTATCTATACCATCTGAACCATTTCCTAAAATAAATCTACCTTTTAAATCTGGTGTTAATACTAAGTCGCCAGTCGGATTTAGTTTAAACCCTGCTATTCTGATATCGGTATTGATAACAAAACTATTATTTGTATATTTTAATGCGCTACCATTACAAAGTTGCCATCCAGTAGGTGCTAAGGCTCCCGCATATGAAATAACTGATAATGGAGGCATAGCATCATTTAAATCAGATGTGATTTTATTTATACTAACTGTTAGTTTATTATCTAAACTAGTTAATTCTGTTTTAGATGCTTTTTGATTCATAATTGTTTCTAAACTAAGTTTATTTGATGAAGTATTACCAAAAAACACTTGTGACATACTATTTATAAAAACAGAAAAACCTTGTAAATTTTGGTCTTCCATTAAATCCGCAAAATTTTCTTTATCATTTTTATTATGTTTATTATTTATTTTATATAAATGTATAAATGTTATTATTATAAAAATAATTATGAAAATATAAGTAATTGTTTGTTTATTTAAATTCATTTTTTATATTATTTAAGAATTTGATATTTACTATTTACTATAATAAAATATTTTATTATTTACTAATTTATTTAAAATAGTAAATTTAAAAATAAAATTAAATTATATAAACTAATAGTATCTAGATTAAATTTATAAATTTATATAAAATTAACTATGTCATCATTAATAATACCATCAAATGAATTTACACAAAATATGAAATTAGTATCTGAAAACTTTGAAATGGACACAAACACTTTAAAGTTAGAAGATTTGGATACAATTGATACTATGATTGATACTACTATTAATAAAAATAATACAGAAACTAATTCTAATATTAATTTTGAACAAATTGATAAAAACAAAGTATCATTATGTTTAAATATGATTGTTCGTAATGAATCTAAAATTATTACACGTCTATTAGAATCTGTTTTACCTATTATTGATAATTATGTTATTTGTGATACAGGTTCAACAGATAATACACCAGAAATAATAACGTCATTTTTTAATAAACATAACATACCAGGAGAAATTATTAATGAACCGTTTAAAAATTTTGGTTATAACAGAACAATTGCTTTAAAAGCATCACGAGGAAAAGCCACTTATGCTCTTTTGCTTGATGCTGATATGATTTTTAAAATTGAACCAACATTTGATAAACAAACATTAATTCAAGGTGCCTATATGATAATACAAAAAGGGAATGGATTAAACTATTATAATACCCGTTTAATACGTTTAGATATAAATGCTTGTTGTGTTGGACCAACACACGAATATTATGATTTACCAGAAGGAACAGTAAATGAAAAATGTGATAGTATTTGGATTAATGACATTGGTGATGGTGGTTGTAAGAGTGATAAATTTGAAAGAGATATTAGACTTTTAAAACAAGGTATTGTAGAAGAACCTAATAATGGACGCTATTATTTTTATTTAGCCAATTCTTATTTTAACTCTGGAAGACATCAAGAAAGTATCCCCTACTATAAAAAAAGAATAGAATTAGGAGGATGGGTAGAAGAAATATTTTATTCTTATTTAAATTTAGGACACGCTCATATGAAAATAGGACAAGATGGTGAAGCCATTTTTGCCTGGATGAATGGTTATAATCATCATCAAACTCGTAGTGAAACAATTTATGAAATATGTAAATATTATAGAGAAAAAGGTAAGAATAAGTTGTCAATGGTTTTTTGTATGTTAGGTAAAGAAATATCCTATCCTAAAAATGATACCTTATTTATACATAAAGATGTCTATGAAACTGGATTTGATTATGAATTAAGTATTTTAGGATACTATAATAATTATCCTGATACCTATAAAGTAATTAATAGATTAATGAATTACACAAATCAATCTTATATTAATCTTTTATCTAACTATAAATTTTATTGCCCTAAATTATCATCTAATACTTATATGATTAAAAAAATAGGAGATGTGGATTTAAAAACGAATATAGATGTATGTGGAACAGAGTATGAAATGTATGGGTCTAATCCTTGTATTTTTAAAATGAAAACTCTTTCTGAAAATAAAACACCTGTCTATAAATATATGTTAAATATTAGATTTGTTAATTATAAAATTATTGAAAATGGAAATTATAATTTTACTGTTAATGATGGTAAAATTGTGACAGTAAATAAAATATATGAATTAGATGATGACTTAAATATTAAACAAATACGTGTATGTGATATACCCACGAATAATAATTTAAGATATGTTGGAATAGAAGATATTAAACCCTATTGTAATTTAGATACTATATCTTCTATTATACCATTTTTAGGAACGTGTCAAAATCCTATTACACATAAATTAACTATTGGTTATGGCGAAATTAATATAAATGAAAACCAAGATAATGATAATGAAACTAATAGTATAAAAACAATATCTTATAAATCTGTTAATACACCTTATAATAAAGAATGTGAAAAAAATTGGGTATTTTATGGAGATAATAATATTATTTATCAATGGTATCCATTAATTACTGGTAAAATTATAAAACATAATAATGATACTAATACTAATACTAATGATAATAATAATAATAATAGTAATAATGAATATATGTTTAATAAAGAAAAAGAAATATCAATGCCACCATTTTTTCAACAAGTAAGAGGTTCCAGTAATGGTTATACATTTAATGATGAAATATGGTTTATTTGTCACGTTGTTGATTATTGTCAGCCACGAGAATATTATCATTTATTTGCTATATTTGATAAAAATACAATGACTATTAAAAAATGGTCTCATTTATTTAAATATGAAGGTGAAAAGATTGAATATTCATTGGGATTAATTGTTGAAGAAAAAAGAATTATTGTATCTTATAGCAAATGGGATAGTAATCCTTGTATTGCTATTTATGATAAAGAAAAAGTTGAAAAAGATTTATTTTAATAGTTTAATTAAAGCTAATAGTCTTAATTTTATTTTTTATTTTTTATTTTTTATTTTTTATTTTTTATTTTTAATCAGGAACAACAGGTGTTCTAACAGCACCAAGATTTGTATATGAAACACCAATAAATCCTGCAGTTAAATGTTTTGTAATTACAATAACATCAGTATCAGTGCATAAATATTCTTGAGCACCACTACAAACTACATTATTAATCGTATCTAATGTACCATTAGCAGTTCTAAGTTTAAAATTAGTACCAGCATTACAACAAATTGTAATACTATGCCCAAATTGTAATACTGATGCTGATGGTAGAAGAATATAATCATTAACATCATAAGTAATTTCAGTAACAATAATAGCAGTAGCATTTGTATCAATAATCGACTCAGCATTATTATTATTATTAGGTATTACTGAGTGTGCTGCTACTGAAATACCTCCATTTGAAACTACAATATCACCAGTAGTTAATGTTAAAGTAGCAGTTCCTGCTGATAAACCAGTAATATTTGTTGTTCCATCTATAGTTAAATGTCTAATTGCGCCTATATCTTTATTAGCATCTAAAACAAGGGCTTTACTAGCAGTTGCTGTTCCTGGAGTTACGCCTTCTAAAACACCAATTTCTGCAGTTGTAATTGTAGTAGTATCTAATGTTAAAGATATATTTGCGGTCATCGTTCCTGTAACTGCTAAATTACCTGAAGAAGTAATTGCTCCAAAAGAAATATCAGCATCTGTTCCTGATACAACAACATCATTTGTAATAGTAGCATTTTTTTTAAATATAAAATTTCCAGTATTATTATCGTATCCCATAAATCCAGTTTTATATCCACTAT